CGCTTCAACCATTGGGATGCCGAAGCCTTCGCCGTAGCTACATTGCGTCAGCACATCGAAGCAATTATAAATCTCACACATCATTGAATCATCGTAAATTTTATTTACGACTTCGGCAGGTGGGGCAATGAGAACTCTGTCATTTAGCCGGAGTCCTTCGATAACGTACTTTAGATCAAAGCCGTTAGACGTGAAAGGCGTCAGGACAGTTTGCAGATAAAAATACGCATTCGCCTCTGGACAGCGGTCTAAAAACATTCGAAATGCAAGCAATTGTCCTGGGATATTTTTGCGCTCAGAAATGTTCGTGCCAATAAGGCCAATGACGAAAGCATCATCTGCAAGTGTTTTCTTGGGGAATTTATACTTGAATCTGCACTGGAATTTACTTAGCGGCTGGTATAAATCAGTGTGTATCGAGTGCGGAAGGTACTGTGATTTGCCAAGGTTTGCTTTTTTAAATTCTTTCAGTGCGTGCTTGCTCATTCCGAGCAAGAGCGAGGCATTTTTACTTGACTCTTTAAAATAATGCGGCATCCCGTGGCAGTCGATCGGTGAGTAAACAATAACCGGAGATCTGTTGTTTTCAATCCACTGGCGCCCGATGCACCAAACGTCAAAAAGCTGGAGAATTACATCTGATTCAAACTTCTCGTCCCAATAATAAAGATCAGCTGGTGAATCCGGAAGGTTGTGCATACTCGGCACAACATCAACTCCGAACCAGTTCTGCGCAGTTGTTTTATGGTCTAAAGCAACTATGCAGACCTCATGTCCAAACTTCAGCATCTCTTGTGACAACTGCGCTGCCATCTGTCCATACCCTGTACGCGACCAAGGAGTATGGCTGTAGATCATAATCCTCATTTCTTATCCCCTTTTATTGACTAATACAGTTACCGGCCGATTTTTCGCTATAAGTTAGTTGCGATTTACAACTTACTTTTAGGCAAATTTGCATCTGCGTTTTTGTTTTTAAAGATGTTCATTGCGATGACGTTGAGAATTTTTAAAAGGAGGTTGATTTTCGGGTTCGAAGATCTTGAATTGGTGAGCATGGTAATAAGGTTCGCAATGAACACGGAAGAAAGAGTGCCTGCTGCATAGAGGAGGTAGTTTACCAACTCTGGATTCTCGGTGATTGTTTTGAGGAATAATTCTTGCATTTTAAATCTCCTTGTAAGTTGAGTTTGGCCAGCCGTGCGCGTCCCGCCTTATCGGTTTACGGCGGCAGCATATATTGATAAACAATAGGTGCAATTGTTACGCCGATATCGTCTATCCCAAGCGTAGCATAATGTACATCGGGCGACTCCGGGACCATCCAGCCATAAGACGGAAAATTAACTGAGTCCGTGTAAGCCATATGAGTAAGCGGATCGGCAGCACATATTTCATCTTGAGCTTGTCTAATATTTTGGTATCCGGTGGGATCGGATGATGTCAATCGCCCTGTCCGGACCATGAAAATAGGAAGATTTGATGCATAGGTTGATCTCAGGCCAGACGCCAACAACGAAAATGCAGCCTTGTATCCTGCAATGTTTCCACCGGCCTCAGCGTCGGCTTCTCCTTGAGGATAAATAATCCCGGCCAGATACGGATTTGGATGTCCCGCGGCCGCAAAAGCCGCCAGTGCTGCATTGATGTCGGAAATAGCCGTGTCGTAAAGCCCGTCAACATCTTCCGGATACCAACAATACATTCCCACGCCATCTTGAAGCCCTGATCCCGGCACCGAAGTATCAACAACACCAAACGGCTTATCGATTAATGCTCCGAATGTTTGGCAAAAGCTTTGAAAATTCGCAGGATTTTCAACCGTTCCTTGTGATACTTTTCCCTCGGCAATTCTATTGAGCGTCTGGTTGATCCCGTTATATTCGTAGCTGTTTGCCGGAGAAGTATACGCGGAATCGCCGCTTGACCATACGGACTCTGCGACGATGGGCCACAACATAAGAGACGCATTGGACTGCCCCAATACCGCAATCACCGGGAAATATTGCACGGTTTTTACGGAAACGCCCGCGCCTGCCGCAGTCTTAATTTGGACAGAATTTCCGGCCGCAGTTTTAATAAACGGATCAGCGGCAAGGGCGGAGGTCGCAAAAAGAATCAATATGGAGAAGATTAGTTTTTTCATTATTTATTCGACCGTAATACTATCAATGTAAGTCGTAATTGCGGCGCTGCCCTTATACTGGAAAAACCTAATTTGACCGGCAGTCAAACCGCTTGAGGTGGCGTGACTTGGGACCCCTGAAGCGACTAATGCACCAGTTTTATAGACATCTACAGTGGTGGTCGCACCACTAAAATCAAATACGAACTCCCACGTAATATAAGATCCTGCTTCGGTTACGTTGGTGCCGATTTCATCAAACGAGGAAACATAAGCAAATAGACCATCGTCCCGCCAAGTAATTGATGAGTACTCAGTTGTGTTCTTGCAAACAACAATTTGAAACATATTCGCATTTGCTTCCGTTCCCAACGTGGCATTGTTTACAACCAGGGTCACTGTCAGGCTTGTCGGGAATGTACTCAGTGTATGGTGCATAATCGCGTTGGAAGCCGTGGGCGTCATTTGCGCTACCGTTCTACCGCTTTCGGTTGTGGCGGTAGTGTTGGCCACATTTGTCCAATTCGTCAAATTGACAAACTCTTCATACAGCAAAATGGTTGGTGCGACAGAACCGACAGCACCCCACTCTGTCCCATTTGATATATACAAATTTCCATCATCAGTCAGTGAAAAATACCCGGTATTGCCTGACGCTGCTGGAACTCCCGCTTGCAGCGCTGTAGCATCGGCGTATCCGAGAATCATCCTCCCGTCTGCGGATGTATCTGAAGTATCCACCCATAGAATGTTGGCCTCGGTGCATCCCGCCGCGACGTATTCGGCAATTTTTGCGGCATCTGGGGCAGTTGCGCCCCTGTAAATACAGGCTTCGTCTGCAAGGAACACAGGGCGATATTCATCAGATAGGGCATCAGAATCGACGTTAATAGTCGTGCCGGAACCGCCTACAGTTATATCCCCGTAGTCCCCATCGGCCAAACCGGCGTTAACCGCATCGATGGCGTCTTTTACCGCCGCACTGGTCGGGATTGTCGTGTCGTTGTCGTTCGCCGCAATGCCCTCTGATTCGATGACAAGGGTTGCGGCGGAAAATTTGGTGGTGGTGACGGAACTGTCGGTCGGGGTAAAGGTTGACGGAATTCCGGAGAGCGACGAATACGCGCCGCCGAAATCATTTGAAGCGTCTTTATCCCACCCGGTAAATGCTACCTCGTTGCCAGTAATCGATGTCAGATACCCAGACCCGTTGGCAAATGTGATGGTGAAATTCGGGTACGTTCCGCCGATGGTTACATTTAGATCCCCGGTAATGGCAACGGTCTGATCGTAAAGGTTTGTCACCCCTTCGGTGATATTGTCCGTGTCCAAAACAACAGCGCCAGTTTCTCCATTAACTGAAGTTACTGCGCCACCGCTTTCTGACATGATAGCCCAAGCACCGTTCTTCATTACATATTCATTGTCATCACTTGTGGGTTTAGCCATAGTAGACATACCGCCAGAAGCGATAGCATCAACCTTGGCTTTATCCGCATCAGTATAGTCATTATATGACCCGGCAAAAGCTGTAGATTGAAGCAGCAGAATAATAAAAAATAGTATTTTAATCATACTCCCCACTTTCCCATTCCATCGGTGCCGATAAGGGTTGTATTGTTATGCACATATGTTAAGCTCATGGCTGGATAAGGTGTGTTCTCAGTTGGTGTTCCAGTGATGCTGGCAGCTGTTGAATTCATGATGGTTGCTCCAGCGCCGCTTGCTACGCTAATTGTTCCCGCGCCAATTCCTATGAATTTCCAATCAAGTCCACTGTAGGCAGAAGTTAAAACTGGAAAAGTGAAAGTCTTTGCTGTAGCTGCATTCATGATGAAAGTTTTATAAAGCATTAAATCAGTAGTGGTTATCGTGTAATCATCGGTTTTTACAAGAATTCCTCTTTCAGCACGGACTACCGTCAGTACATCAGCAAGTTTAATGTCAAGTAATGCCTCATCACTGATCTCAAGTTCAATCTGCGTTGCGACTCTGCCGGATGTGAAAGTTGAATCAAACAAAATAAGCTCGGTATACGGATCAACTCCAACAGTCAAGTCTAACAGCCCGAGATCAATGTAAATTTCATCACTCGCAGCATAAGTCGCCCAATCAAAAGCGGTCGTGTGAACATCGCTGTCGACGTATTCTGGAGTGCCGCTGGCGGCAGGAGTGTACTTCAGCAAGCACCGTGTTATGCTCGCCATGTTGTAGTCAGTTGAGTTAAACCCAACGATGCTGACTAAAAACGGCGAGTTGAGCCCTTTGTAAACTTTTTCCATGTCAGGCTTTCCGAGTTTGTTGTAAATCACAACTTACTTAAGTTTCGCACCGGCAAGCAGCCATTGGTAAATCTTTTCTGCTTCTTCTGACTTAAGACCGTCCAAATTCTCAACAAAGCCCTCGACAATTTCAATGCCTAAAATTTCGCAAATTTTATTTAATCTGTCAAGCAGAAGTGGCGAAATATTTTTCTTTCGCAGCTTGAAAATTGTGCGGTTGACTATCGGCTCGGTTAATTTGCCGACTTTAAAAAGCCTGTACACAGTTGTCATTTCTTCCACAAGCTCTGGATGAGACTTTGCCAGAAGATTTCCAGTCGTCATGACAAATGTTTCTGAAATGAACTCATTTGCCGAGAAAATGCTTTTTATCCAAGCGAGTAATTTTGAGAACATTATTTTTTCTCCTTTAAGCTTTCGACAACTGCCATTATTTTTCCAAAGAACTCGTAATGGCTTTTTATAAAATCTCGGAATTCATCCTGCATCGCTGTGTTATTTCGATCTATCTTATCATGAAGCGCACGGACATCACCGCGAAATTCAACTACGATTTTTTCCGCCCTGGCAACTGCATCTTCGCGCATTAGCATTCTATGTTGCTCACAGTCATGTTTTTGCACAAATGAACTTTTAATATACGCAAATAGCAATCCAACTAAAAGTGCTGCGATTATCAGAAGTGAATAAATATTGTCAAGGATTAGCTTCATCAGGCTGAGATGTTCCATGTTGGCCTCAGAAAGTTATAGGTAAAAGTTTATGAAAATGCTATATCTTTTACAAGTAAATTAACAAAACTTTCTGATAACCGCAATAAGTTTCTGGATTATTTAGGAATACGCAATAGATGCGATTTTTCACGTTCGGCCTTTGTGGGAATTTTTATGTTTTTTAATAAGTCGATTTTCTCGGCTTGAGTTTTGCGATATGCAATCATTCCGGTTTGCTCCTCGACCACGGCGTCAACGCGTTTGCGGACCTTCTCCCGGATAGCGGCTACGGTCCACGCCTCAATCGATTCGATGTAGGAATGCACGGCATCCCATTCCTCTTGAGTGATTTCAATTTCGATTTTAATCTTTGGCATTTATTTTTACCTTTAGTTTAAAATGGTAATGTTAATGTTGGTATTTGGACCCATGCGAACAACTGTTTGCTGCGTTCCGCCGACTTGCGCCACTTCAACATAGCAGGTGTCATTAGCGTCCATATTGGCAATAATCGAAAACGGAATGGGCCAGTAGGATACATCTGCGCTAAATCGTTTCGGATCAATTAGCCCTAAATTAGTTGTTCGGTTGCTTGTAACTATCGAAATGCCGTAGTAATCCGCGCCTGTGTCTAAATCCGCTAACGATATTTCCCCTGAAATTAAGATTCTGCAATCAACTGGCGCAGTATATTGATAATTAACTAAGTCAAAATCACTGCCTATATTAATTATGGCAGTATTAAATGGCACTTTTAGCGGTGTTCCTGGGACAATCGCGGATGATTGCGCGGAAAGCGTGATAATCGCCGTTGATTGATACGCATTTGTGACGATCCCGCCGTCATTTACTTTTGGGCCATAACCTGATTGATCAGTTAATTCCAACCCGCTTGAGTCGTATGCGCCAACTCGTTCTAAATAAACAGCACCTTCTTTTTTGTTCGGTGGATTTCCAGCAGTTGTGGTTGTAGTTGGCCCAATTCTTAGTGTGGTATACGGTGCGACTAAAGATGCAACTTCTGGTACTATCGCATCCGGGGTTAAATCCCCCCAATCATCAAGAGTATGAACAAAAGTATCCGCATCAAAACTCATCTTAAAATCTTGTGTTATATTAATAGAACGAACACAGGCTATATAAGGAGTATCAGCATTGTATAATGCACCACTAATTGTGATAATATCACCACATTCCACATTTATACATACAGGTGTAGAATCAAAGGAGATTGATTTGTCTATACCATATTTTCTTTGATAATACAAAATCCCAAGTTTTTGCGCCATTTGAGAGTCATCTACATAAGGTGTTTCCAAAATCTCATCTGAATCATTACTATATGTACTTCCTGTTCTCACTAAAGTCTGATACAATAAATCTTGTGGTTCCCCTGTACCCGGAAATGCTACAATGCCGGCATCGTATTGAGAAGATTCTGTTTTGCTTGACTTAAATGATCCGTCTATTATCTTTGTGTTATCAACAGTCAAGACGCTTGTTTTTGATAATGTTTTTATTTTCCAATAGGTAGATGATGTAGTGCCATATGGGGCAAGTACAGAGTGGCATTGTTTTAACAAAGAAGATAAATACTCACCGAGAGTTTTTTGCTCATAAAAAGCACCTTTGAATGTTAATCCCCAAGTAGCAAAAGTGGCACTTGCGGCTGTAATAAAAACTTCACCAAGACCGAGAATATATTTTATGATGTCCCCTGGATCGACATAAACACTTCCGTCAAACTGTAATAATGGTGGAAGGGCAGCATCATTAGGTGAAAAAATCCCAAACGCACCATCAGCTATTAAAGGCTGCACCCCCGCGTAATTAAAAGGTGATTTTGTAGATGTTACTAAACATCCTGTAAAAGTGTAATCCTCGGCATCCCATATGCTATTCGATCCAAAATCTCTTGGAGAACGCAGTTCATAAAAAGTTTTTCCGACTCCTGTTCCTACATCGCATATATAATATAAATCACCACTGGAATCTTTAATTAAATACACTGGAATAAATGCTGTACCAAAAACTACCGGCGGACAGATATTATCTGGGATGATTATATCTGAATTCCAAAGAGTCTTTGTAGTGAGAAAAGTTGGAAAATTACTATTTGTAGATTTATCTGTCGTATAATTTAAACAGGAATGAACGAGTGCATCTTCACAATGAAATGTCCATAATCCATAAGATATATCAATTGATTTTACTCTAAACCGGAATCTTTTCTTTATTGCCTCAGCGGTAGCATCTAAAATTAATAAGTCATAATCTTTACCTAAAAACTGAAATTCAATAAAAGTGTCTGTGGTCTCTTTTTTTATTGTGAATGAAAAATCTTCAAGCGTATGAACTCTGGATTCTCCGCCGTCATTTATTTTTATGCCCGAAAAAGAATCCGGCAGTATTTTTGCTGTATATTGATGACTAAGTAAAAATCTACTTTGTGTTGACCAATATTGAGTCGCGGATGGTGCGCCGATATTTGTTAAAATGAATCCCCAAAAATAATTATATGTAGTTGTCATTACGCTTTGACTCCTTCAATCCATAAGACTATTTCTGAAATAGAGTGTATACATGCTATCTGCCTTTCCATTTCGGGAGCAAATCTGGCGACATATGTGTGGCTATCGGTTGGGTGTTGCCAATAAAAAGTCTTGGCGCTTCCTTTACATTTATTAGTATCTGAATGAAGATCGACAATAGTGTCCGCGTCTGTTGCGAGGAGTACCGGAAATTGTATTCTCACTTCATATTTTATTTGACTGTTTAGTGTCACAACCACATGAGAACCATCGTCCATTTCATGAACATTTTGTTTCCACTTTGCCGCTTGTGAAAGTACCACTTGTGGTTTAATAGATAATTCTGTAGCAGTGTAATCTGCTGTGACTGTGCCGGTGAAATATTCATACATTTTACCTGCCATTAGTTATACCTCATAGCGACTTTTACGCCGTTTACAAGCCCAGGATCATAGTTCTTTAAACCATCACCAACTATCTTTTTAATAATTTTTCCATCAATGTGAAGCTCTACTGTAGTGTTGTTATTCGAGGTTACAATCTTCTTTGCTATCGCATTAGCAATATCTTCTGCCAAGTTGTTTAAATTGCCGTTTGACATTACGGATGTTGGGCCAGCGGTATATTCAAGTTCGGGGCCGTTTTCCCCTACCATATGTAACCCACCAGACCAATAGTTTACACCAGAAGCATGGCCTGGTATTGTTATATTCCCACTTTCTGCTGCTATTATTATAGCTGCTATGCTATTTTTAATCATGTCCATTGTAACGGGGAGTCCGGAAAGCGAATCGCCTATATGTATTAACTGGCTATTTAAATCAGTTAACGTAGCACCCCCTGAAATAGTATCTTTTAATTTCTCAAGGTCATTAATAACTCCCCCGGAAACTTGCTGATAGTTCATTTTGCCGTAGGTGCCAGTAAATTTAAGGTAACTATCAAGAAATGAGTTAAAGTCAGATATATTTCCTGTTTTATTTGCGTCTTCAAGCAAAGTAGCGTATCTCGCTTGATACATATCAACACTCTGGACAGCGGCGAGACTTCCACCACGTAAGTTAAAAAGCAGATCATCTATAGATTTTACTGATTGAATAGTTTGATTTAACTGTTGAACATTAGACGATTCAATCGATTGCAAGACGGAATATTGTTTTTGCATAATAGATAGTTGTTCATCTAAGCCGTCCGCACTCTCAAACTGGTTTTTAACTTGATTTAGCAGAGCTTTTTGAAACACACCTTCATCAGCACCGCCAAGACTTGCGCTAAATCCATAAGCACTTTCAAGTAAATTTTTTCTAAAATTCTCTTTAGTTGCCCCCATTGCAATTGCGCGGTCTTGTTCTAATTGCGCTAACTCTCTTGTACCTGCGCCAACATCTTCTAAAGATTTTTTTAATCCATCAAAATATTCTGTGACAGCGTCGAGGGAGGCTTGTAGTGTGTTACTGCCATTCCAAAGCTCGGAGGCATATTTTGCGGATGTAGTTAAAAAATTATTTCGTTGTTCTTCAAATTCTTTTTCTATTCGTATTTGAGCTTGATCTTTCATAAAAGTCAAAAGTACATCGTCAGCAGCACCCCCTGCGTCAACAAACTGTTTTGTCAGTTCCTCTAAAGAATCATTAAGTGATTTTACTGCGGCCTCGTAAGAAGAAAGTGGGTTGAATAATTCTTTAATTTGACCTGCAATCTTAGATTGCTGCTCTTTATACTGAGCATCAATAGCCTCCATGATAGATGGAATTTCAGCCAAAGCTGCATCTATTTCTAATATCGAAGGCAGAGCCTCTAACTCCGCAGTTTTCCCTAATTCTGTAAGCGATAATACAAGCGCCCTCATTTGCTTTAACGCGCCTGTGTATCCTTCATCTTCTGTGCCAACGCCAAGTAACTCCATGGCGGCATTATACTCTTTGGCGTACTCGGTTTGTTTCTTTCCAAGTGCGTCAAAATTCTGATAAAACTCGGAAAAAGAAGTCGATATATTAGACCATTGGTCTTTGGCCCAAACCGCTTGTTGCTTAACCACGTTTTCCATTAACGCAACAATAGTTTCAACTGTCGGTACATTTTTTTTATCTATATGCTTACTTCCAGAGCCACTCCATCTTATCCATTCCTCTAATGAGGCACCAAACTTTTCAAACAGTGCTTGAATCTCAGGCTGCAAAAATTGTGTTTCTATACTTGTATTCGTGGCAAGCATCTTAGAGAAACCGGCGTACAATTCTGCCGGATCTAATGATAATAACGCCTCTTCTATTTCAGGCGCAAGACTTGTCCGTCCTGCCATGCGATCTCCGTGCGATTTAACTGGATACCACATTTGCAGTTTTGGTAATAAATCAGCTTCGAGTGTCGCACGAGCATCACTCCAAATACCTGAGAAGTCAGCCTGCCCACTAAATTTCTCGCCTAATTGAGCCGTTAGTTTTTCAGTGTTGGCATCAAGAGAAATTCGCA